AGTTTGAAATTGGCGGTATACCCTATAAAGTAATACGAGGACTTGCACCAAAGTCATTGGAAATCTATAAACAGGGGGTTTTGATAGACCAAGATTCAAAGGCTAAAGATTATCAAAAAATGTTTGAAGAAAACATTTTAAAGATGACATACAAAGCCTTTTGCCAAGTTATTGTTCTTGGTTCAACTAATTATGTTCCTTTCATGGCGTTAACTGCTTCTGAAAGGCGAGAAATTGTAGAAGCACTTCTGGATATTGATGTATTCTCTATGATGAATGTTCTTCTTAAGGGCAAGATCTCAGAGAACAAAGAAGAACTAAAAGATATTCAACACAAGTTGGATATTCTTAAAGAACGAGCAGATGCTCAAACAAATCACATCAAAGTTCTGAAAGACAAGAGTAAATCTTCAATTGATAAATATCAACAAGAAATTGAGCAATCAAATGCACAAAATGTTGAATTAGAAAATGAAGTTACTGATCTTATGACACAAGTATCATCCCTACTGGATAAACTAAAAGGCCAAGATGATACTTTATCGGAATATTCTATAAATGAAACCGCAATAAAGACAGATAAAGTTAGTATGGGTAAGATTGATAAAGAAATACAATTTTACCACAATAACGATAAGTGTCCAAGTTGTTCTCAAATTATTTCTACAGATCTAAAAAATCAAAAGATTCACGAGTGCAGTATTAATAAATCTGAAATAGAAAAAGAAATAGAGAACAAAAGAAAAACAAATGAAGATCTATCAAAGAAGATAGAACAATATTCTCAAATTGATTCTAAGATAGAAAAGATTCAAGATAAAGTAAAAGAAATTAAAGCACATATTTCTTCAAATAATCAGTACATAAAGAAGATCAATAAGCAGATATCAAATCTTCAGAACGAATCCAATAATATGGATAAGGAAAACGAAACTCTTCAAACCATAATTGAAGAGGGCAAGAAGCATTCTACAGATAAAAAAGAATTAGAAGAAAATTCTCAATATTATGCTATGGCAGCAATGATACTGAAAGATTCGGGTATCAAGAGTAAAATTATTAAGTATTATTTGCCCATAATGAACAAGATCATCAACCAATATCTAGATCATATGGATTTCTTTGTTCAGTTTGAACTAGATGAAACTTTTGCAGAAACTATTAAGAGTAGGAATAGAGATGTGTTTACTTATTCTAGTTTTAGTGAAGGTGAGAAGAGAAAGATTGATCTGGCCCTTCTTTTTGCTTGGAGAGAACTTGCAAGACTTAAGAATTCTCTAAATTGTAATCTTTTAATCTTTGACGAAGTTCTTGATGGTAGTCTAGATGATACCGCAACAGATGCTTTCTTAAGTATTTTAAATTCTAAATTGTTCAAGAAAGATACAAATATATTTGTAATTTCTCACAAGCCAAAGGACATTTTACAGGACAAATTTAAAGGTCATCTTACCTTTGTGAAGAAAAATAACTTCAGTAGACTTGACATCCGGTAATCCTTCATATATATTGCTTGTATGGCTAAACGAATCCAAAAAGGCGACAGCGTTGAATCTATTGTTATGGGAGATGAACCTCTCTGGAATACTAATATTCCAATCACAGATGATTATCTCTCAGGCTATATCATCAAGCATACCAACTGGTGCAATTACCATTGGGATATGAGGGACTATCGAAAGGCAGTTCTTGAATATCTAAAGAATAAAAAGAACAAGAATATGTTTAACACTATTTCTAAGAAAAATAGTGATGACTTTATTTTTAGAGAAATTGGTAATTATTGTAGAATGTTTAATCTGGGCTGTCCTCTATCCGATAAGATTATTGGATTTATGGAAACCAAGTTGAAAATGTTGAGTTCTACTGTTGATGTTCATCAAGATACGGAACCTACAGAAAAGATAGATATTCAACAAAGAATTAAAGATAAGACAAAAGATCTTATTGATATGATTGAAGAAAAGGTAGATCATTTTGTCAATAATTTGAGCAATGATAAGCCATATTCATTCGATGCTTTGTCTTGGTTGACTTCTATTGGGGTCAAGGGCGTTCATACAGCAGAGATTATCAAACTATTCTCTCCCCGTAAGAATGAACTTGAAGCCGCTCTCGGCGGCGATAAGGAGCTTATGGAGGGCTATACTTTCTTGGGCAAGGCTAAGACACGAAAATATTTGGAATTTAATACTAATATTCTGGATGCATGTAGTGTTATTGCAGAAAATAAGAGAAAGCCAAGAAAGAAGAAGAAGGTTTCGCCGGAGAAGTTGGTTTCCAAACTAAAGTATATGGTGGAAGATCCCACTACAAAAATTAAATCAATTGATCCGAGAAAGATTATTTCTGCCAATATTCTTATTACATATAATACAAAAACCAAGAGGGCGAGTTTTTTCAGTTCTAAGGCCGGTTTGAGTATCAAGGGAACCAGTATTATTGGATTTGATGAACCAGAATCTTCATCAAAAGCACTTAGAAAAGAAAAATATGTTTTTGACTTGACAAAACAGGTTAAGGATGTATCATCTGTATATAAATCCGTAAAATCTAAGGAGAAGCCCGCAAAAAGTAGAATAAATACTGATGTACTGCTGTTGCAGGCGATTAAACTATGATATTAATTGATAATTCGCAATTGTTTTTTTCTTCCTATTTCTCGCATGGACATGCGACTGGAGAAGTAAATGACAATCTTGTGCGACACACATTACTTTCTCAATATACTAGACTCAACGATAAGTATCGTTCTAAGTTTGGTGATCTCGTCATTTGCAATGATGCTGATGACTATTGGAGAAAGAAACTATATCCGGGATATAAGCAACAAAGAAAAGAACAAAAAGAAAAAAACGATTCTGTAGATTGGAAGCATCTATACGAAACTTTTGATCGTGTTAGAAATGAAATTCGCGACAACTTTCCATATAAATCTATTCGTGTAAATCATTGCGAAGCAGATGATGTGATGTATGTTCTCTGTAAGCATTATTCTGATACAGAAAAAATATTGGTTGTGTCTTCGGACAAAGATATGATTCAACTTATGAAATTTAAAAATGTATCAATTTACAGCCCTAAAACAGATAGTATAATTAAAGCGATTAGCAATCTAGACGAAGTATTGTTTTCGCATATTCTTAGGGGAGATTCGTCAGACAATATTCCCAATGTATTGACTAGCACCGATTCTTTTTTAAATAAAAAAGAACGTCAAAAACCAATGACTGCAAAAAGAATTGTTGAATTTTCCCAAAACAATTCTTTAATTGACCAAAACAACTTAGAAAGAAATAGAACTTTAATCGATCTCTCCTATATACCAGAGGAGCACGAAAACAATATTCTTAAAAAATTTAAAGAAACAGTTCCTGTAGATAGAAAAAATATTTTTGACTATCTAGTGTCTAAAAAGATGAAACTGCTTCTAGAAAGCGTAGAAAGTTTTTGATATGAAATATATTAATAGATTATACTCTGAAGTGTTAAATGAAGTTCGCCAGTCAAAAAGTGAGGAAGAAAAAATTTCTCTACTGAGAGAAAATGAGACTCCAGTTTTACTAATGATATTTAAATATGGATTTGGCAAACTAAATAGCCCATATAAAAATGGAGTTCCAAAATATACACCAGACGACTCTCCTTATGGGTTTTCGTATACAAGTTTAAATAAAGAAATACAAAGACTTCCATTTTTCTTTGAAACAAAACAATTAATTTCTGATGAAAAATTTAGAGATAAAAAATTAAAAAATTTATTAGAGATGCTTCATTTTTCAGAAGCAGCATTGGTTGAAAATATTTTTAGTAAAAAATTAGATAGATATGTTTCTAAAGAAATTGTTATTAAAGCGTTTCCTAAACTAAAGGAAGAGATAGGTGACTAATGTCTCAAGATAAAGAAAATTTATTAAAAGAGATAGCAAATTTTGATGAAGAAACTTTGCAATTTATTTTAAATTTTGGTAAAAATTTTGTAGAGCAAAAAAACAAAATTAGATCAGAAAGAGAAATGTATATGCAACCAATACCAAATAACAACCCCATACCAGAAGTACCAAAAACATCTTTTTTAAATAAAGCAATTTCTGCAACAAAATCCTTTGCTTCTAGAGGATTTGATAATAAGAAAGTAAATGCAGAGACTAAATCATTAAGAGTTCTTAGTTGTCATGGAAGTGACAATCTGCAACCATGTCCACACAGATTAAAGAGCGAAAAGTTTCCAGACTCATTCTTTTGTGGTGCATGTGGTTGCGGTGATAAGCAGGCAACACAATTAGTTGATATTACTATAGGCGGTGGAGTTAAGTATTCAAAATTAGATTTTCCTTCACTAAATTGTCCTTTGACAATGCCTGGGTTTACAAACTACGAACAAGCAAAGGAAAATGACGAGAATACTAGAAAAATTTATATTGAAAAACAGTATGACATGTCGTATATTATGTTGAAGTCCAAAGATACATCTGGAGAAAGTGAAAATGAAAACAGCAACAACAATGAAACTCAGTAAGCGTACACTAGAAATTCTTAAGAATTTTGCTAGCATTAATCCAAGCCTTTATGTTGAGGCGGGTAGTAAATTATATACAATTGCACCAAATACTTCTTTGTGTGCAGAGGCGGAGGCAGAGGAAACTTTTGAAACAAGTTTTTGTATTTATGAACTTTCAAAATTTTTAGCAACAGTGTCATTGTTTCCCTCTCCCGAATTTGAATTCAACGAAAAGTGTGTGACAATATTTGGCAATAAGTCTAAACTAAATTATCACTACTGTGAAACAAAATCAATCGATGAACTAGTTAAGCGTTATGGGTTAAAGCCAAAAACCAATCAAATTACTTACAAGTTTGATCTAACATCAGATCAACTTCAAAGTTTAATCAGAGCATCTAGTGTTTTGGAATTAAAAAGTTTGAAGGTATGTGCTGGTGAGGACGGTGGCGTTGATATCTCTGTTATGGATCCTAAAAATCAAAAACAAAACACATTCGTTATCAATGATCCAAACGGTAAAGTGATTGGAGATGATCCTGCTGCAGCATTTATTAAAACAGATAAACTTGTTATTTTGCCGGGAGATTATTCGGTTGAAATGACCAAATCTTTGGCATGTAAGTGGTCTAATAAATCAATTAACATTAATTATTATATTGCTCAATCGACATTGACTGGTAAGGAGTAATTATGCTTACAACTGATACTTTTCTTTGGGTTGAAAAATATCGACCTCAGAGAATTGAAGACTGTATATTGCCAGAAAATTTAAAAACAACATTTTTAAAAATTGTAAAATCTGGTGAATTACAAAATTTACTTTTATCTGGTGGTCCCGGTTGCGGCAAAACAACCGTTGCAAAAGCTCTTTGCGACGAATTGGGTATGGATTGGATTATTATTAACTGCTCAGAAGATGGCAATATCGATACACTCAGAACAACCATTCGAGATTTTGCTAGCACTGTTTCTCTAACAGAAAACAACAAAGCCGTTATTTTGGATGAGTTTGATTATTCAAATCCCCAAAGCATGCAACCCGCACTTAGAGGGTTTATTGAAGAATTTTCAAATAATTGTAGATTTATTTTAACATGTAATTATAAAAATAAAATTATTGAACCTCTTCGTTCCAGATGTACAAATATTGATTTTAAGTTATCCAAAACAGATAAATCTAAGATAAGTGGTGAATTTTTAAACAGAGTTCATTTTATTTTAGATAATGAAAACATAGAATATGATGATAAGGTTTTAGTTAAACTTATCTTGAGGCATGGTTCTGATTTTAGAAGAACCATCAATGAACTTCAAAGATATTCTATTTCTGGAAAAATTGATACAGGAATACTTTTAGAAGTTGGAGATCTTAATCTTCAAGTGTTATTTGATAGTATGAAGAAGAAAAATTTTACGGAAATTAGAAAATGGGTATTTGATAATCTGGATAATGATGTTACTCATATTTTTCATAAATTATATGAATATGGATCAGAACATATAACCCCTGCAACATTTCCTCAAGCGATTCTTATTCTCGCAGACTATCAATATAAAGCCGCATTCGTCGCTGATCAAGAGATAAATATGACGGCATGTTTAATCCAACTAATGGTGGAATGCGAGTTTAAATGAGCGGGGTATTTGGTTTAATCAATAATATCAACACTTCTAAGGAGAACGTATTCACTCAACACCAAGAAAAAGATTATGTTCCTTTTATAGTAAATAAATCTCTATCTTTACATGCAGACACCCTCATGCACTCCAATGAAATGAATAAGCGGCCATTTATACCCAAACGATATCAATATGAATATTTACACTTAAGTGTTAGAAAAAGAAAAAGGTTTTCTAAATGGTTTAAGAAGGATGAGCAAGAAGATTTAGAATTAGTTAAACAGTATTTTAAAGTTTCTAGCCAAAAGGCGTCTGAATATATAAAAATTCTTACTAAAGAAAATATGGAAAAAATAAAGAGTTCTATGTATAGGGGGGGTCTAGACTGATATTTTTATAAATATAATTGTAATATATTATACTTTATATGGAAAAATATCATGGAACAGCACAATTCGTTGGTTGACTCATTATTAGAAGTTTCTTTAGCAAAAGAAGACGATTTTTTAAAGGTAAAAGAAACATTAACCCGCATAGGAGTTTCTTCTAAAAAAGATAAAAAATTATATCAATCTTGCCACATTTTACACAAAAAAGGTAAGTATTATGTGGTTCATTTTAAGGAATTATTTCTTTTGGATGGGTTGGAGTCGGATATCACAGAAACAGATATAGGTCGTCGTAATACAATTGCAAAACTTTTAGAGGAATGGGGATTGCTTAATGTGGTAGACAAAGAAAAAGTGAATGCCATTTTGACACCCCTCAATCAAATTAAAATATTACCACATAAAGAAAAGGGAGAATGGGAACTAGTACCCAAATATCATATAGGTAAAAAATTCTAATGTCAGCAGGAATATACGACATCTTAGCACCAAATAATAGTGATTTTGAATTAAACATTCAATACACGGATTATAATGATGTGCCTATAAATCTCTCAGGTAAGCAGTTCTCATTTTCAGTAAAAAGATCATATTTAAATATTCAAGATGATCTCTTTACAATCAATAGTGATGGGAATTCAGAAGAAGGTCTATTGCCC